GCGCGTGCTGTTCTACATCGAGTTCAAACGCCCTGGCAAAGAGCCGACCGAAGACCAGTGGCTCGAAATCAACAAGCTGCGCGCGATGAATTTCTGCGTGCTGGTGATCGACTGGTACGACAAAGAGTTCGTGGAGTTTCTGTTCGCATGGCACTACTGAAACGCGAAGACATGGATGAGTTTCAAGTCGCTGCCTACTTGTTCCTTGAGCGAGTAGGCAGTTCCGCGTTGTGGATTGACATGGGCCTGGGTAAAACCGTCGTCCTGCTCACGCGCATATCCGACAAGATTTTCTCTTACGACTGGACGCGAGCGCTCGTCGTTGCGCCGCCGCTAGTCGCGTCCGACACATGGCCGACCGAGATCAAGACCTGGGAGCACACGCGGCACCTGACCTGTCAGCAGCTCGAAGGCGAGACGGCAGACATGCGCAAGCAGTTGAAGAACGAGATCGACATCGACGTGATCTCAGTGCACAAGCTGCAACGCCTGGCTGCGGCGTTCAAGAAGGGCGACCCTGTCCCGTGGGACGTGATCGTGCTCGACGAAGCCTCGATGTTTCGCAGCAAGACCTCAAAGCGATGGACCGCCGCGATCAAGCTCGCCTGGAGCAAGGCGCTACGTGGGCGCAACGGCGTGTACGACGCCGAACGCCGTGTCGAGGTTGTCGAGCTAACCGGCACGCCTGCACCGAACGGGCTGCATCAAGTGTGGGCGCAGATAGCAATCATCGACGGCGGCAAGCGCCTGGGTTGGACCTACACGGGGTTCCTGAAGAAATATTTCGAGACCTCGCAGTATTCGCGCAAGATTGTTCCGCGTGCGTTTGCGATGAAGGCGATCACGCGAGAGTGCGCGGACATCGCGTACACGTTGCGCGAAGAAGATTACGTGAAGCTGCCGCCGCTTCGCCCTGTGATCGTTCCTATCATTTTGCCGCCGACCGTGATGGCCGCCTACCTGAAGTTCGAGCGCACTTCCGTTCACAAGTGGGCCGAAGGCGACACCGCAATTCGCGCGCTGTCGGAAGGCGCGCTCTACGGCAAGCTGCTTCAGTTCGCGTGCGGGCGCGTCTACGTCGGCGACGAAGAAAAGACGTGGGTCGACGTGCACGACTGCAAGATCAACCGCGTAAAAGAAATGATCGAGTTCAGCGACGGCAAGCCGATCTTGATCGCACGCACCTGGCAGCACTCTAAGGAGCGTTTGCACAAAGCGATTCCTGGCCTTCGCTCGATCAAGACGCCGAGCGACATCAAGGACTGGAACGCCGGCAAGATCGAGTTCGCCGAGTGTCACCCGGCGAGCATCGGGCATGGCACCAACATCCAGCACGGCGGCTCGTACCTGGTTTGGTACGATCACACACCGGACCTGGAGTTGTTCATGCAGCTACGCAAGCGCCTTCACCGCCGAGGCCAGAAGGCCGACTACGTGACGATGGCGTTGCTCACTGCAATCGGTACTATCGAAGAAGACCTCAACCGCGACCTCGTAAGAAAAGAACTCACCCAAGACCAGCTCCGCGAACCTATGCGTCGCAGAATCGAAGACATCCAGAGGGAACTACAGCATGTCCGCTCCTAAGACCGACTACGAAGAAGAATTCTTTCACGGCATGACCGTACCGCGCCTGGCGCAGCTATTCGGCATGGACCGCCGCACTGTCACCGAGAAAGTGCGTCCGCTGCGTCCGTGCGGCGAGCGACGCGGCACGCCGGTCTATCACGTGCGCGACGTGGCGCCCTACCTGGTCGAGCCCATCGTCGACATCGAGAAGTATTTGCAGAACATCGGCCCGAGCGATCTGCCGGCGTCGCTGCAACACACCTACTGGAATGCGCAGAACGGCAAGCTCAAGTACAAGGAGAACGCGAAGGAGCTGTGGCGCACGGGCGCGGTGATGGACGTGCTGATCGTGACGTTCCGCTCGCTCACGCAGACGCTCCGTCTGTTCGCTGATCGCATCGAGGCGATTCGCGGCTTGACGCCGGAGCAGCGCAAGATCATCGAGCACGAAATCTCGGACACGCTGGTCAACACGCTGCGAAAAAACTTGATTGACGACTTCTCGATGTATAACGGCTTCCAGGACAAAGAGCCGCTTGCGGACATCAAGCTCGAAGACTTGCCGGAAGAGGATGAGGAAGACAATGATGACTGACTACAACGACCTCGCCGAGCTGGTGATTGACTGCGCCGAGTCCGCGCTGGTTGCGCCTGAGCGCGTCTCGGTTTCGGAAGCAGCGGCCAAGTACCGGATGCTGGACAACGAAGGCTCCTACGTCGGTCCTTGGCTCAACGAAGAGACGCCTTACCTGGTCGAGCCGATGAACGTGCTCAACGACCGCAGCTACGAGTCGTGCATTTTTGTCGGCCCGGCGCAGAGCGGCAAGACCGAGATCATCATCAACTGGCTCACCTACAGCGTGCGCTCGGACCCGGCGGACTTGCTCATCATCCAGACGGCCCGCGACACCGCACGCGACTTCTCGTATCGCCGCATCGACAAGTTGCACCGCGATAGCCCGGAAGTGAAGGCGCGGCTGCGCCCCGGCAAGGACAACGACAACATCTTCGACAAGTTCTACCGCAACGGCATGATGCTCTCGCTCGGCTGGCCGACGATCAATCAGCTCTCCGGTCGCCCGGTGCCGCGCGTCGCGTTCACCGACTACGACCGCATGCCGCAGGACATCGACAAGAACGGCCCGCCGTTTTACCTGGGCCGTAAGCGCATCACGTCTTTCAACTCGTTCGGCAAGGCGCTGTGCGAAAGCTCGCCGTCGTTCGACGTGACCGACCCGAAGTGGAAGGCCAAGACGCCTCACGAGTTCCCGCCGTGTGAAGGCATCGGTGCGATCTACAACGAAGGCGACCGCCGCTGCCTCTACTGGCAGTGCCCGCATTGCGGCGAGTGGTTCGAGCCGAAGTTCTCGCTGCTGACCTGGGAGCGTAAGAACCCGGACCCGTTCGTTGCGGCCGAGTCGACGATGATGGCTTGCCCGCGTAACGGCTGCATGATCGAGCCGTCGCACAAGTACGAGCTGAACAAGCGCGCGGTGTGGCTGCGCGATGGATGCAGCCTGGACCGCGACGGCAACGTGCTCGGCGTCGGCGTGCGTTCGCGCACCGCGTCGTTCTGGCTCAAAGGGCCGGCGGCGCGCTTCATCACGTGGCAGAAGCTCGTCGAGCGCTACTTGCTGGCGCAGCAGACCTTCGAGCGCAGCGGCGACACGAAGTCGCTCAAGGCCACGATCAACACGGACCAGGGCGAGCCGTTCGTGCCGCTATCGAAGAACGACTCACTGCGCGCTCCCGAGGACATCAAGGCGCGTGCGGTCGACTGGCCCTGGCAGACGGTTCCGAACCCGGTGCGTTTCCTGGTCGCGACCGTCGACATCCAGAAGAATATGTACGTGGTCCAGGTTCACGGCATCGCGCCGAGCGAGAGCGTCGTTGAAGGCCGCAAGACCTACGACATTTTTCTCGTCGACCGTTTCAAGATCATCAAGTCCGAACGAAAGGACGCCGATGGCGATACGCTGTGGGTGAAGCCGCACGCCTACCTCGAAGACTGGAACCTGGTCACGGAGCAGATTGTCGAGAAGGAGTACCCGCTCGAAGATGGTACGGGCTTCATGTCGGTCAAGATCACCGGCATCGACTCCGGCGGTAAGTCTGGTACGACGACGAAGGCGTACGACTACTGGCGCAAGATGCGCAACGACGGACGCGGCTCGCGCGTGCAGCTTCTCAAGGGCGAGCATAAGTTCGGTGCGCCGCGTGCGGAGATCGACTACCCCGACACTGATCGCAAGGACCGTTCGGCTGGCGCACGCGGCGAGATTCCCGTTCTCTTCTTGAACTCGAACGTGCTCAAGGATTCGCTGCTAGGCATGCTCGACCGCGAGTTCAGCGGCGGCACGTTCTTCTTCAACAAAGCAGGCACGCCGGACGAGGTCTACGTCGAGATGACGACCGAGATCAAGAACGACAAAGGCCAGTGGCTAAACCCCGCCGGTCGACGCAACGAAGCGTGGGACTTGGGCTACTACTGCCTGGGCATTTGCCACGCGCTGCGTGTCGAACATTTCGATTGGGAGAC